TCATCCAGCAGCCGACCACAGGTTGTCATTCAGCGCTTCCAATACCCGTTCCAGGTTGCCGCCCAGGTTGCGGTCCAGCGCTTTGAGGCCACCATCGTTGCGGAAGGCGTCATTGACCTGCTGCGAATCGATGACCACTTCGTGCACCAGTTGCTTGGCCAGGCGATCCAGCCATTTGCGTTGCACGGGCGTCCAGGGTTGCTGGGCGTAGATGCTCTGCATGGCCTTGGCTACGCGTTGATCGAAGGGCAGCAGGGCTTCGCCGATGGCCGCCTGGCGAATGTAGCCGATGATGCTGGCGGCGATTTCCTGGTTGGTCTGATTGCGCCAGGCGCTTTTCAGGCTGGCTTCGCTGAAGCCGTGCTGGTCGAGCAGCAGACGGACTTCGCGCAGTTGTCCGCGGGTCAGATCCTTGGGGCGGTTGACCACAACGCTGAGGGCCGCGGACTGGTTGAGCTGGGTGCGAATAAAGTCGTTAAAGCTTTCCAGGTAGTCGGCCGGTTTCTGGTTTTGCCCGTAGTTCTGCTCGCGCACCAGCAGTTCGTCGTTGTGGGTGGAGATAACCGGGTAGTTCTCCGAACCGAGCAGGGCGCTGACGGCGGCGAGCTGGTTGAGCAACTGGCTGTGCTGGCGGACGAAGTTGGCCGCTTGTTGCGGGCCAAGGTCGTGCAGGTGTTTATGTAATTGGGCCGGCTCAACGCCCCACACTTCTTGCAGCTCATCGAGCTTTTTCTTCAGCGTGGGTTTGTCCTCGGCCTTGTGCTGGGCCTTGCGCAGGATACGCATGACGCGCTGGCTCAACTGGTCGAGCACGTCATGGGCGTGGCTGCTGTCGTGCTGGTTGCCGGGGGCATCATGGCTGGCTCCGCTGGTGAGTTCGCTGACCAGTTGCTCCAGGCTGATGTTGGGGTTCTTCACCAGGGGCTTCATGGTGTCGACCGCTTCCAGGCTGGCGTAAAGGTCGACGGGATCAAAGATGCGGAATACGGTTTTGCCGATGTCGTCGCAGCGACGGGTGGCGCGGCCTTTCATCTGCTCGTAGAGGATGCGCGAGCGCACTCGGCGCATGAATACCAGGTTGCAGATTTTCGGTACGTCGATACCGGTGGTGAGCAGGTCGACGGTGATGGCGATATTGGGGTTTGGCTCGTTCTTGTAGCGGCGGATCAACTGCTCAACCTTGTCGCTCTGACCGGTGATGATCCGCACGGCAGCTTCGTTGTATTGCTCGCCGTAGGCCTCTTTGAACGCTTCGTCGAGCAGGTTCTTGACCCGCTCGGCATGGGCCTGATTGACGCAGAAGATCATGGTCTTCTCTTCGCCAAATGGGTCCAGCTCCATGGCCAGTTCAGCACAGATGACCTTGTCAAAGGCCGGGGTGATCACGCGGCGGTTGAACGATTCAATGTTGAAGCTGAGTTCATCTTCCAGCTCGGCTACGTCGACTTCGCCGGTCTGGGCATTGATGACGCTGACCGATTCGCCTTTCTCAAAGCGGATGCCGTGTTTGCTGAGCTGGGTTTCATAGCGGATCGGTGGTTCGTGATCCACCAGCCAGTCGTCGGCCACGGCTTCGCGGTAACTGTAGGTGAATACCGGTTTGCCGAAAATTTCGCTGGTGTGCTTGGCTGGGGTAGCGGTGAGGCCGATGCGGCAAGCGTCGAAGTGGTCGAGCACGCGGCGGTATTGCGAGAGGTACTGGCTGTGATCACGCACGGCCAACTCACCTTCGGTCATCTCCTGATCGAGGGTGTAACCCCTGTGGGCTTCGTCCACGATGATGCAGTCGAATTCGCCCACGGGCGGCGGGTTATCCGAGCGGAAAATGCGACTGACCATGGCTTGCACGGTAGCGACTTGGACGCGGGTTTCCGCCTCGGCGGCCATATCGCCCAGCTCTTTGATGTCGTAGATCTGCGCCAGGGTGTGATTCTGCTCAAGCGTGGTGTCGTTGAACGAGTCAATGGCTTGCTGGCCTAGGGCACTACGGTCCACCAGAAAAAGGATGCGCTTGAAGCGTTCGGCCTTCAGGAATCGGTACATCAGGCCAATGATGGTGCGGGTTTTACCGGTACCGGTGGCCATGGCCAGCAGGCAGTCACGCTGATTGTTGGCCAGGGCCTGCTCCACGGCCTGAATGGCTTTCACCTGGTAGTCGCGCAGCTTGAGGTAGGAGAAGCCTTCGGCCTTGAGCTTGGCTTCGGCGTCTGCCTGACTGCGTTTTAGCAGGTCGAGCAGGTCATCGGGTTTGTGGAAATCTTGCAGCGGACGGCGTGTGTTAGCCGGGCTGCGCAGGTCACGGAACCAGGTGCCGGACTGTTCGGCAAGCTGCTTGATAAAGGGCCGGCCATTGCAGGCGAAGGCAAAGGGCACGCGGAAGTGACCACCCTGGCCATCGTTCCAAGGCTGCGTCTGACCCGCCAGCAGCCAGGGCTGTTGATGCTCGGCCGCCAAGTTGAACTCGCGGGCATAGCGCTCGGCCTGGGGTATGCGGTCGGCGATGTTGATGCGCTTACGCTTGGCTTCAACGATGGCGATGGGCGTGAGACCGGCGAACAGTACGTAGTCAGCGCAGGCTTTGGGGCTGCTGGTGGGCCACTCGGCGATGGCCTTGTTCTTGCCCTTTTCCGGGCGCGCTCCCTTGCCGTAGGTGAGGACGAGGGAGTCGGCTTCCCAGCCGGCGTCGATCAACTGCTGGTCGATCAAGATGCGGGTGAGGTCTTCGGATAGATCGAAGCTGCTGCTGGCCTGCTGAGTCAGCTTGGCGACCTGTTGGCTGGCTTGTGGCTGGGCAGCCAGTTTCTGCTGCAAGGCTTTGAGGCTTTGTTCGTGCTCGCTGCGCAGCTTTTGCAATGCTGCTTCGTGTTCGGTTGCTAGCTGCTTATGGCTGCGTGATTCGGCATCCATCTGCTCGGCAAGCACCGCGTATTCTTCGGCTTCCTGCTTGAGCAGGTCGGCCAGCTTCTGGTTGTTCTCCAGTTGCTGGCTGGACTCGCTGAGCTGCGTCTTGAGTTGTTCGATCTGGCTTTGCAGATCGCGCAGCGGTGCGCTGGGATCTGCGGGGGTTACGAAGGGGCCGGGTTTGAAAACATGAGCGTTCTTGCCAAACGACTGGTGATACCAGATGGCCAGAGCGCGGGCGACTTTCAAACCATCCATGGCCTCGCGATGCTGGGTGCGGAACTCGTGGGTAGCTCGGTTGCCCTCGACGCGCAGAGTGTGGAACAAGCTACGTATATTCTGATCCAGCTGGATTTCGCGGCTGAGTTTGTAGAGCAAATCGGACTGCGTGGTGGTGGCATCGAACTCGATACCGGCACGGCTGGCCAAGTCCTGAGCCAGCGCTTCGCCGAGTTGGCGTAGTTTGATCAGGGTGGTATTGGGGTCGCTGGCGAATACCTGCTCGGCCGTGCTCGCAAGCTGAAGGAAGACAGGGTTGTGCTCCTGAAGGAAGGCGAAGTTACTGCTACTGGCCATGTTTCTTCCCTGACTGCACGGGTATGCGATGAACGGACTTTAACGGTCGGCCATTAGGTTGGCTAGGCTTGAACAAGCATAGGGTTGCGGGTGGGAGCCATGGCCGACTTCCTGGATATGCCTGAGTTCAGAGTGCCCCTGGAGGTGATGCCTTACTTTTTTGACAATGGCGATAGATGCTATGAGCTGCCTGTCAAATGGGTGAGACGGCGTGATGAGCGTTTCATGGGCTTGCGCCTGATCACGCGCAGACAGCAGTTTGGTCTGTGCTATCAACAACTGGCGGGCCGCTACTATTGGTCGATGCCGAATCCCAGTGGCGTATTGGTGTGTCCTTTTGTGGAAACCCGATACATCGTGCCGGGGGCTGAGTTTCCTGGGGATATCGACTTATTGATCCTTCCCTATGAAGGGAATGAACTGGTGCTTTCCAAGGCCATGGCCGTTGAGTTGAAAGTCATCAGGGCAAGCTTTCTCAAGCAGGGCAAGTCGCCTAATAGCTTTGGCTTCACCCAGGCAGGTGGGCTGATGGCACTGGGTTTCCCCTACGTTGCGGTGGCTCATCTGATTACGTCAGATGACAGCCCTCCTCGTTATTGGCGTGAGACTCTGGTGACCACTGTGCTGGATCAGACTGGGCTTGTAGATACGCCTGTAGGATTTACGACGGATATGTTGCCTGCTGATCTTATCGATAGAGGCTTTCGCCGGCTGCTCAGCCGGAGCCCCCATGACTGCATCGGGTTGCTGTCCACCTATATGGAAGGAGAGGGCACTTGGTTGCCAAGCGGCAAAGCGGCCGGCCTTAATCCGCAAATGCAGTGCGGGCTCCTACAGCGTCTTGGGGAATATTACTATCGCAATCCGGAGCGCTTTCTCCTTACTCCGAAGTTTCCTTTGGAGCGAAGCCTTGGAAAGTAAAAAGCCGCGCAATGCGCGGCTTTGAAGGTGGTGGGCCCACACGGACTCGAACCGTGGACCAAAGGATTATGAGCCCGCGCAAAGGACTGATTCCTTCTGAGGAAAGATAGCATCTTGCTGATTTTATTAGATTTCTAGGCTTATTGGTGCGGCATATCAGTTCGCGGTGTGGACGTGATGTGGACACCGAAAACTGTACCGCCTTGCACACCTCTTCATTTCCTTTCACAGGGTGAAAACAACATCACCCGGTGAAGGCCCGCACCACTGCTGGTCTGGCTTACCTTTTTCACTAGCAGGCCGGTTTGCAAAATAAACACACGCAAAGCCCGTCGGCGGGAGGGGGATAAGTGCGTTTTCGCCTCGGATTTTTTCTCCGGACGGATTTTTTCCGGATGATAGAGTTCATCCCGCCCACGTTCGGGCAATGGAGAAAGGAGAGATTCAATGAGCGAGAAAGGAACGCTGCGGATCAGCTACAAGCAAAGCGGGAAGGCGGAGGAGTTGGAGCTGCAGGCGCCGCTCGATGCAGATGAAGCAACTGTGTTGCTTCACGTGCTTAGCCGGTGCAATAGATCACAGCGACTATTGAATGATGTTGAGTGGGGTGCAACTGGAGTCAACAAGCTGAGGCCTCAGCTTGAGGCGCTGGGTATATCCGACGTCACGTGGGAATACGTGTAATCCAGAAAGACAAAGGGCGCCTTTCGGCGCCCTACTCACAAACAGGCTGGCTTGTCATCGCCGTCCGCCTGTCTGGCTCTGCGATTGCTGGTTTCCCAGGATCCTCAGAGTCTCACAAGCCCCTTTCGGGTACAGCGTTAGTATTACGCAACGCCACCGTTTGCGCAAACGCACGGCGATATATGGCGGCAATATCACATTTCTCGCAGGCCAAGCCCGGCAAGGACGGCTGTCCGTACAGCCGAGAAATGCTCGGGCAACATCTTGTAGGTCTGATAGCTCCGGCCGCCATGTCGATCCCTTGTTCTGCACTGGTCCAGCCTGGCCAGACTGACCGTGTAAACCATGTCGCACTTAGCCCAGCAGACAGCGCTTGGGCCGGGCATGTAGCAGGGCAGCTCAACGTGGTGGTCGGTCAGGGTCTCTGGCGCCGTTGTGCTAAGGGGAACGACGGTCACCAGCTTGGTGTTGTGCCTGTGGCGCCGGAGAACGACGACGGGGCGAGTCTTGATCATCTCCGGCTCGACGAAGCCTTCGAAGTTGCAGATTAGGACGGAGCCTTCCTTGGGTTGGTATTTGAGTGGCATCAGATGCTCGGTGTCGATGATGGCGAGCAGCTATCTTACCTTGCGCGCTCTCAAACACCTGATGCTAGGCCGTAATCGGCTTTAGCTGCCCAGCCAGCGCCGCAGCGGTCCCAGCCTTCGCCGTAAACCCACTCGCATCACCCGGACTCGGCGTCGGCCCTGGTACGTGGGTATGACCGGCCAGCTGGGTGTTCATCGCCTCCACCAAGTCGAGCAGATCGCACACCACTTGGAGCACGTTCACGTTGGCCGAGCCGAGCCAGGTCTGTGGTGCGATGCTACGGCGCATGCCCTGAATCCTTTCCTGCATGTCGCCGCCGATCGTGGCGTTGAGCTTCTGGCCGACCACCAGGTTGAGGTCGCGCCCGGTGGCCTGGTGAAGGTCGTCCACTGCGGCGAGGCTGGCGGATCCACCGGATAGCAGCTTGAGCGCGCCCAGTGCCTCGACTTTCTTGATGCCGCCCACCGATTCGGTGGAATGGTCGTCCACCTCCACCGTGTGGTTCTGGTAGCGCTCGGCGTTGTCGAGGGCTTCCACCTGGCGCTCCACGGCCTTGTCCTCGATCTTTCCGTCCGTCTGGCGCAGCCAGTTGCCGTCCGCGTCTACGCGTTGCTGGCAGGCCTCGCTGTGCTGCCACACTTGGTCGCCCTTGGGCACGCGCGGCAGGCTCAGCCCATGCGGCAGCACGGTCTGGATGAATGGCTTGTGGGGCAGGCCATAGGCGAAGCACACCACCACGGTGGCGCCTTCCTCGGGGAAACCGAAGAAGCCGGCTTCTTGGCCGCCGTTGGGTACCGGCAGTGGCAGGCTGGAAAGAATCGGCAGATCCGGATCGGGCTCGCCGTCGGGCAGCAGCACTTCCACGTCCACGGCGAAGCGCGGGCGGAAGTCGTCGCACAGGCCGGGCGCCGTCGGCGCATCCGGTACCGCCACCACACGCCCGAAGCGGGGCAGGTGATAGCCCCCGGTCAGCTCGGGAAATTGCCGCTCTACGCTGCGGCGGATTGCGTCGTCCATCGGATGGCCATCTTGTTGTCGGCTAGCGTCACGCTGGTGATGCGCTCGCCCTGGTTGATCGTTGCACCAGGACGCAGCCCGGGCAGGGCCGCGATCATGGCGCTCTGGTTGCCCTGGTAGCCGTCGAACAGCTCGGCCGGCAACTGCAGCGGTGCTCGAGCACCGAAGAAGCTGTCAGCCCAGCTACCGGCGAACAGCTCGCCGTCGCCCTGCTGCTGCCAGATGAAGTCGGGGATGTTGAACACACGGGCCAGGCTGTCCATGGCCTGGTACCCAGCGGCGAGGCTGTAGAAGAAGGGCGTCTTCACCTTTGTATAGGGCCGGTCGGGCACGCGAAAGCGCAGCCCGGTTTTCTCGCTGACGACGGCGAGCACTGCGGTCAGGTCGACGTGGCGCAGGTTCATCGGCATCGGTTTGGCCAGGATTGCCGCCAGCTCACGGCACAGCAGCACCTGCTGAACGCTGTTGGCTGCGGTGCAGCGCTCCACGTAGCCGATGAAGTGGCGCTGCAGGGTGGCCTCGTTGTAGCCGATGTCGAGCGTTACCAGGCCCTTCACCGGTGCGTTGGCCTGGATGGTGAACGAGGCGCGGCCGGGGCTCTTCAGCTCCAGTCGCGTCTCATCCTTGGCCAGCGGGTAGGTGGTGCCGCCGATGGTCAGCACCTTGTGCAGTTTCATGCTCATCAGGCCAGCCAGTTATCCAGTTTTTTCAGGGTGGCTTCGAAGCCGGTGAGTTCTTGCGCCGGCTCGCCGGATTCATCCGCAGCGGCGACGGCCTGCCCGGGTGCGGACTGGCTGGTGACGGCGTTGGCTGGGCGGCGTTTCTCGACACGCTCGGGGTTGGATAGTTTCTCCACCAGGGTGAACTGCACGCGCCATGCGGCCAGCGAGTCGTCTTCACGGGCGCTGATGCCATCGGAGAACTGCACCTGGCGCACGCCGAAAGCCGCGGCGGTGTCGTTGACGATGCGGTACGTCTTCAACTGCCCGCCGCCCTCGGTGGCTTCGGCCAGGCGCATCAGGTTGCGCAGCTGCGCCTGGTTGACGAAGGGGATCAGCAGCGAGACGGTCAACGTCTTCGGCTTGAAGCCTTTGTGCGCAGCGGTGCTGTTGCTCGTCTGGCCGGACAGGTCGTCACTTTCGATACGCAGGTTGGCTGTGACCTTCAAGCCCTTGCCCTGCACCTTTTCACCGTCGAGCAGCAGCGTCATAGCCCCACCAGTTCCCGTACAAAGCTCAAACCATCCAGCGAGCCCACCAGCAGCAGGCCCGCGCTTAAAACCCATTCATGGCCCGGGGCATCGCCCTCGAGCAGCTGCCGGCGCAGCTCGTTGGCATCACCAGGGCCGATCAGCCGGGCGCGCATGCTGCTGTCGGCATTGCCGGTGGCGAGCATCGCTTTCAGATCCGCCAGCTGCTGATCGCGCCCCTGCTGCTGGCTGGCCTTGCGGCTGGCGAGTGCGGCAAGGTCGGCCATTGGCGAGCTGTCGGCGGCATAGCTCTCCAGCATGGCGAGCTGGCCGGCGATCGATTGCTTAGCGGCCTTGGTCACCGTGCACCGCTCCAGGGGCAAAGCGCCCCAACGGGGAAGGGGACCCGCGCTGGGCATTTCCCACTTTTCCGCCTCGAGGCGTGACAGGTGTCGTGCACGGCGCTCGGCGCGCACCAAGTCCGGTACCGGCAGCAGGGCATTGAAGCGCGCCAGGGTGTCGGCCAGCTGGTCGAAGCGGGTAGCGAGGAACAGCAGCGAGAGGGCGTACTGCGGCCCGCTGGGCTTGCCCTGGTCGGATTGGTCCACCAACTTGCCAGCGAGCTGCTGCAGCAGGTTCGGCGCCGACAGGAAGCGCTGGTTGCCACGCCCCTGGCCGATGCCGCTCTGAAACGGCGTCACCGCCAGGCACGCAGGCGCCTCGCCCAGCTGGCTGCCCAGCGCGGCGCGCCCAGTGGCGATCGCACCGGCGGCGGCACCACCGACCGGTCCTGGGTTGGTGGTGGCCAATCCATCGAGCCCGGCAAGTCGCTGCGCCGTGCTGGCCAGCTCGCCGCCGGCGAGCGTCTTGGCGTCGTCGAGCGCTGCCATCCACTGCGTGGCCTGCTCGGGCCAGCGCATGGTCACCGGTGCCCAGGTCACGGCTGCGGCGCCTCCCAGGTGACTGCCTCGAGCGCGGCGAGGTCGCCGGCTTCAAGGGCGGCGTCCAGCTGCTGTTTCAAGTCGTTGGCGTGTTGCAGCAGCTGCAGCTTGTACAGGGTGAAGTCGTCGCCCACCTGGCGCAGCTGCTCGGCGGTGTGCAGGCGGAAAGCCTTCACACCCTGCGCGTCGCGGCAGGCGTAGGGCATGTCGAGGCCGCGTAGCACCGCGCCGGTCAGGTTCAGTTGGTCGTCCAGCTGGCTGCTGTAGAAGTGCGGCGCGCCGAGAGCGTCCGAGGTGAAGCCGGCGGTGATGGCGGCTTCGCAGGCCTGGTTGATTGCTCGAACTTTGAACGTATGAACGGCTGGCGGATCCAGCCGCCACTGACCATCTTTCCAGCGGTGATAGCTAGACGGGCTCGGGACGTCGGTAAGGTTGTCCGGCAGCGGCCCGAGCTGATCCCACTGCACCGCTGCGCCCGTAGTGGTGTCGTGGTAATTGCCTGGGTAATACTCAAGTTGCTGAGGGCGACCCTCCACTAACGCCCATACGCTCCCATCAGATGGCACAGGCAGCGGCGCGGGTAGGTCCACCGCATTGCTGGGCAGTTGCACGCCGATGCCAGGAATTACCGGGAGTTCTACCGGGCCGGTGAGAATCTGCAGGTTGTCGATGATGTAGGTATACATGGGCACCTCAGATCAGATCACTTTGATTCGGCCGGGATATGCGACGTTGCGAGGTCGCGTTTCGGATCCGCCGTTACTGACGGACTGGGTGTCCGCTCCGCTGGCTAAAAAAGGTACGCGATCGGATCCACCCGTGAGGACTTCCCTACCGACAGTGATTGCGCTCGTTAGGCTGTGCCGGTGCGATCTAAACTCATCTAGTTGACCGCTACCTGCCATCCGGCTCGGATCTATACCGCGACCATCATCTAAAACCCTTACGAACTCGCCGCGCCCATCAGGGCCACGGAAAGTCGCAGTGCCGTCGCCGCTAGTCCAGCCGCCCTCCATGCCCGGGCGGTTGGCTTCGCTAGTCAGCATGCCCGACTGCTGGGCGTGGTCCCATAGCCACGGCCACTCTGACCGGATCATCAGCGGGCCATTGATCGCACCCCAGCCACCTGGCTGGAATGCGGTCGTGCTCTCGAAGACAGGCCTGCCAAGTGCACTGGGGTCCAAGCGCCCGACGGGCAGCCAGCCACCGGCACCATCCGCACGTAGGTGCCACCAGTCGCCGGCCCCCATTAGATAGAAGAACTCGTAGCCAGCCGCGTTCAGGTGGGTGTGGAATTTCACTTTGTCGCTGCTTGCCGCCTGCACGGTCAGGCGATTAGCACTGTTGTCCTCACGCCTGACGATAAGATCCACCACGCCCAGCGCCACGTTTGATGACGGCAGGGTGCACACCAGGTTTCCCGCTGTGGCGTCCAGCAGCACCGTGCCCACCTGGGCCGCGTTGAGGGTCACGCTGGCCGTAAAGCTATGCACTTTGCTGCTGCCGCTGTGCCGCAAACGTCTCCAGGGTGTCCAGGTGGCGCCGCTTTTGGTGCGCCACTCGAATTCCCCTTCCAGCGCCCCGGTGTAGGGGAGGGCCAGCTGGGTCAGTGCATTGGTGTCGTGCTTGATCACCAGGGCATATCGGTAGGCGTTCGCTGTACTGTCCGGGCCGTTGGCGTTGCTTGCGCCCAGCAGTTTGGGAAACAGCCCCGCCGTGGTGATGGTGTTCCAGTCGGTCGCCGTGTCGGTTGCGCCGTTGGTGGCGTTCTGCACGGCGCGACTCAGCACGGCCATCACCGCTTTGGTGGTGGCCAGGATCTCGCTGCTGTTGCTCGCTGGGTCGTCGCTTTTGGCGTTGGGCAGGTTGCCCAGGCCCACGTCGTCCTTGGTGGTCGACCGGGCACGCAGGCCGGCGTAGTCGCCCACGCGGGCGGCGAAGTGCGCCACCAGTGGGCCGGCGATGTTCTCCACCGGGCGGCTGTCGGTGATGGTGTTGCTGTTCGGCAGATCCGCGATGGCCACGCAGTAGTGCTGCACGCCTGCGCTGTCCACGTAATCCACTTTCCCAGCGCCCCACACCACGCTCCAGCTCGCTACCACGTCGTTCAGCTCGCGCTGCAGGGCGACGTCTAACCAGGCGGTTCCAGGCACCGCGTCGGGTACGACCGGCAGAGCGGCATCCAGATCCAGACGGACGCCTTCCACGTAGGCGGTGCCCGGCTTGAGTTGGTACACCGCCCCCACTTTCTCCAACTGCAGCGAGCTGCCGAAGAAGCACGCCCGGCCGAAGAAGTCGCGGTTGCTCTGGCGTTCGCGCTCGTCGATGCCGGCCAGGCGCACAGTGAAGTCGTGCTGCCAAGTGCTGGCGTCGATGGTGACGCCGGTCAGCGCCTGGGCGCCGTCGAACACCACCAGGAAGTTGCGGGTGATGTTGTTACCGATCTGCAGCGGTGGGATGTTGCGGCGCTTTTGCTGCAGAGGCACGTAGGAGACGGCAAACAGCACGCCCTCTGCGGTTTCCAGGCCGATCCAGTTGAAATCCCAATCGCCTACGTCAGATCCGACCTGGACGCTGTACACCACCTGGTTGGGGTTTACGTACCCCTTGTTCTCCGCGGGAATGATCGCGGTGTGGACAATCTGCTCGGCCGTCGGCAAGCCTGCGGCGCGGTCCACCACGGCGGTGTGGTCCAGGCCTGGCACGTTGGCGAAAATGAAGCGCACCACGTCCAGGCCTTCCTGGGCGATGTGCTTCTGTGCGATCAGGTCTGCACCGGCAAGGGTAATGCTGGCACCCATGGGGCTCTCCTACAGGCGGGCGACCAGCGTCTGCTGGTCGTCGTTGAAATCGACCAGCGCCACGGAAAGCGGCACTGGCGTGATGGTGGAAAAGTCGTAGCGGCGGCAGGTGCGCCCGTACTGCTGAATCAGCACGCGCAGCAGCTCGGGGTTCTGGGCCAGCTGGCCGTCGGTGAGCTGCAGCAGCACCACATCCCAATCGCGGTCGGGTTGGCGCTCCTCGATCTCGACGTAGCCGATGCCCAAACGCTGCAGAATTCGCTTCATGCCGGCTACGCTGCCGGCGTCCACCGCGTTGATGAAGGCGTACTTCACTCGCAGCCGGTACAGCGACTCGGGTTCGTCCTTGAAGCGGGTGATGTCCCGCTGCCACGCCAGCAGATCCAGAATGGTCAGGTGGCAGGTGTCGGGGTCCATCTGCAGCAGCGGCCAGCGCATCCAGCCCTCGACCTTTGCCCACCAGGATGCAGCTGCCGCTTTCAGCTTGCTCAGCTCGGTACCGGCGAGCCAGAAGGGGAGTTCAAGCTTGATCATGGGCCTACCTCAGCGGGGAACTTGCGCGTTGGGTACCGGTCATTGGGTGTGGCGGTCGGCCGGTCGGACGCCCCTCCCCATAGGTTTTCGCCGGTCGCCGTCTTTCCTCCCTCACGCATTCACCACCTCCAGGCTCTGGATACGCGGGATGCTCAGCTCGGACACGATGTCCGCATTTGCAAACTTCAACGACTCGATGCCAGGGAACTGCTGATGCAGCTCCTCGCCCAGCCTGCTGAATGAAAAGCGCGACTGTGGGTAGGTCAAAGTCGGCTGGAAATCACGTGGCGTGCTCTCGCGAAACGCCGATCGAACGAACAGCTCCACTTCATCGCGCAGCGTCTCGCGCTGTGCGGCGGTGAGCGTCGAACGGGGCCAGATCGTCAGGCTGATGGCGTGCAGGGTTTCCGGCATCACCATCACCAGCAGGTCATCACCATGGCCATGATTTCCGCTGTCGCGGATGTGCGCGTTGATCTGCTCCAGGTAGGTCTCGCCCGGCACGTCGGCCTCGAACAGCACAAAGGCGTTGGCACTGCCTGGGCCGCGTGGGGCGCCGTGCTCGAAGTACACGCCATCTGGCCGCACGCCCGGGAAGGCGGCGATCATCGCTCGGTACACCGCGTCGGTGTGCCACTGGTTCACTGCGGAGAACTGGTTGCGCACGCGCAGGCGCAGCTCGTCGTCAGGCTCTGGATCGGCGCCCGGTGATGCCAGCCAGCCGTCGTTGTTCACCACCGAGGCGATGCCCGGTACCGGCTGCGGCAGGATGGCGTAGTAACCCGGCGCCAAGTTGTAGCCACTACCCACGTCCACCGCTTGCACGGGGATTTCCAGCTGCATCAGGCCATCGGTGAAGGTGCCGGCCGCGGTCGTCACCAACTGGTAGATGTGGCCGTTGATCGATGCCGACTGCACCACCGTGCCGGCGGGCACCTCCAGCGCGCCGCCCGCTTCCAGGCGGGAGAACAGCAGCACGCCTTGTGCTTTCGTCGCGCCCTTGCGCACCACGTTCACGGCCCAGGCCAGCATGTCCAGCCAGGCGCCGACGGCGGTTTTCACGAAGAAGTTCGGCAGCACCGTGCCGCTGATGAAAGTGATCAGCCACAGCACCGGCTTGGTCACCAGGGCGGTGACGACGCGCCAGAACGGCGAATAGGCGCTGGTGTTGCTCAGCTTGCTGCTCTGGGCGGTTACCTCACTTTCCCAGGCTTGGCGTAGCGCCGCCTCGGTGGTGGGGATGCCGGCATCCATCAGCGCTTGCTTGAAGTCCACGTCACTCAAAGGGCCACCTCGATACTGCCGAATTTCAGGGTTTTGGCGGTGACCAGGTACTGGCCTGGATCCACCTGGGTGATCAGTGCGGTACCGGGTACCAGGCGCTCGTCGGCCTCCACCAGCAGTTCCATCTGCTGGATGCAGTCGCGCTGGCGCAGCCGGTCTCGTTCGGCCACTAGCGTCACCAGCAGGCCGCTGTCGCGGATCATGTGAGCGATGTCCTGGGCGATGCTCGCGCGGTCATCGATGAGCAATGGCTGGCGGGACAGATCCAGCACCAGGTCGTTGTCGGCGATCAGCAGGTCGATGTATTCGCTCATCCGCCCACCGCCATGCTCATCATGTTTTCCAGCTCGAGCGGGCTCATGGGCTTGCCGGTGTGGATCTCGACTTTCTCCACGTGGTTGCCACGGTTCTGGTTGCTGTTGTTCTGAATGCTGGTCAGCAGCCCGCCCGGCGGCACCGCGTTGGCGCGCTGCGGGGAAAGGCTGGGGATGGCGTCGTTGATGGTGGCTTGTGCCTTTTGCGCCCGCTCCGCCTGCTCGACGGCGGTCATGGCTGCACCGGTGCCGGGCATCTCCGGCATGGCGCCAAACTGTGCATCGATCTCCACGCCTGGGATCTTGTTAAGCATGGCGATCAGGCCATTGATGGCCTTGTGGAAGATCGCGATGATGCCGTCCCAAGCGGCTTTGGCCATGCCACTCCAGCCACCCATCGAGCTGAACCAGTCGGAAAGGGCAGTGAGCTGCGCCGATACCCACTGGAACGCGGCGGTGTTCATAATCGCGGCGGTGATCTCGTCCCAGTAGATGATCGCAGCGCCGATCGCCACGCCCAGGGCGATCAGCCCCACCACCACCCAGGTGATCGGGTTGGCCCATAGCGCGGCGTTGAATAGCCAGGTGGCAGCGGTAGCGATGGTCCACACAGCGGATAACGCCAACCAAGCAGTTTTGGCCAACGCCACGGCAAAGGTGATCGCGCCGATTGCGCCGGCGAGCCCAAGCACCGCCAGCACCGTGATGCCTACCACTCGGGCGATATTCGGGAACAGCCCAAGCCACCGCGTCAGCGTTCCTGCAATACCCGTCAACCGCTCCATCAGCGGCGTCAGCAGCGGAATCAGCGCCTGCCCGAATGCAATGCGCAATGCCTGCACGGCGGCTCCGAACTGCTGCCACGGATCCACCATGGCCTTGGCCATCTGCTCGGCAGTCTCCAGGCCGCGCACCTTGCCCAGCTGTTCCATGCCGTTGGCCAGCCGCCCGGTGTCGCCCATCAGTGTGGTGATCAGCCGCGCCGCTTCGCCGCCAAAGGCATCGCGCAGGGCCTTGCCGTTGGCCTCGATCGACAGGTCACCGAACTTGCCCTGGAGCTTGTCCAGGATATCCATCATCGGCAGCAACTTGCCCTGCTGGTCCACGAAGCTCATGCCGAGCTTTTCCGACGCACCGCTGACGTTCTCGAAAAAGGCCTTATAGGCCCCGCCGGCGGTGCCGCCGTCCATGGTGCTGCTGAGCGTACCGAGGATGGCCATCTGCTCGGCCAGATCCACACCGGCGGTCGTCGCCAGCCCGCCAGCGCCCTTGAAGGCCTCGCCGATCTGCGCACCACTGGTGCGGAACAGCTGCACAGCAAGCGCCGTCTGGCCACCCAGCTGCTCGACCCATGCGCTCTTGCCCATGGCATCGGCCTGGCCTTTGAACGTGTTGTACATGGTGCCCAGGTAGGCACTCATCGTCTCAGCGTCGCCCTTGGTCGCCTTCGCCAGCAGGTTGCTGGTGTTGGTAAAGGTCGCTAGCTGCGAGCCGGTCAGGCCTTTAATCGCGCCCTCGATGGTGTACGCGGACGCCACGAAGTCGCGGGCGTTCTCGCCATAGGCCACCGAGAATTGCAGCGCCTTCTTGTTCAGCGCATCCAGCGCATCACCGGCCACGCCCAGCGATGCGACTTCGCCCAGCGCCCGGTTCATCTCCAACGCCGGTTGCAGCGACTCGTTGATGGCCACGCCAGCGCCCACCATCCCAGCCAGGCCGATGCCCATCTGGGTGATGTTCTTCTGGCCCTTCTCGGCCAGCTCGTTGAAGCCCATCTTCACCTTGCCCAGCGGGGCGCTGACCTGGTCGGTCAGCTTCAGGATGAAATTCAGAGCGGCATTGTTCGTTGCCATCGTTCACCTAACCGTTCAACGCATGGGCAATGCCGTTCGCTACGGCGATTTCCATGCGTCTCCAGTACTCGTCTTCAAGCCACTTGGCGGTGCCCATGTTGTCGGGCGTGGGCTCCGCACCAGGTAGCCAGCGTTCAGCCAGGGCAATCAGTTGGCCCAGGCCGTCTTCGGTCAGTCGTTCGGCTCGGTGGAGGGCTTTTTTACGGTCACCTCAACGTCCGGGCTGTACTCCTCGAGCAGCGTGCCGGCCAGCTGCATGGTCATCACCGGGTTGGCCAGCAGCGGGCGCAGGGCCTCCTTCTGGTCGGCCTGCACGGTGGTGGTCAGCAGGTTGTGGCCGGGGGCGACCTTGTTGGCTGGGCTCAGCGCGTTGAAGTACTTCGTCACGTCCTGGGCGGTCAGGTTGAAGGCGAAATCGGCATCGCCGATGGTGATCACGATCTGGCGTTTGGCGGTCATCAGGCTTGTCTCTTGTTGAGGTTGCGAAAGTAGTTGTCCAGGTGCGTTTCCAGCCGGCCTTCCAGCCGGCTCACAACCTTGTCGAACTGGTCGGCGCGCACATACGTTTGGGCGATGTACAGGCGCAGCTCCAGATGTTCGCGGCGTGAGGCGCTGACCTGCCGGAACAGGTACACCTGGAAGCCGCAAATGCCGGCCAGCGTCAGCTCGGTGAGCATCAGCAGGATGCTGATCGTCAGCGGGTTCAGCTCCATGTCAGCGGCCCCAGTTGCCGCGGCCGCCGATGCGCACAGCGGCGTGCATCAGCCAGGCCAGCGGCTTGCTCATGCCCTCCTCGAGGAGGGCCGCGTGGAAGATCTTGTCCGCCTCTCGCTTGGTGAAGCGGTGGGTCAGGTGCGTGTAGATGAAGTCGTGCACCACGGCGGGCCGGCGGGCCTGTACGTGATCGCGCGGCACGATGCGCCAGGCAAGACGCGGCACGCTGGCCAGGTCCGTGCGGTAGCCCACCGGCACAATCACCAGGCGCTTGCCTGCAGTGCGGTACTGCAAAGGCGTGACCACCTTCCACAGCTCCGAGCCCGGTACGTGGCGCAGCTCCAGGTCGCTCTCAAAAGGCATCGGCGCACTCCACCGTCAGGCGATTCGGCGCCGTGCGGGCGGCCAGCGTCGTGCGCAGCGCCTTGCGGCCCGCCTCGGGTGCCTTGCAGTAACCATCCACCAGCGTGGCGGCGGCGGTGCCCACCGCACTGGTGGCTGTGCAGGCGGCGAGCGTCAGGGTGCACGCCAAGGCCAGCAGGCAGGCCAGCAGCTGCGCTTTGAACGAGTACTTCATGTCAGTAACTCCAGATCGCAGGGGAGGGGAAGCGCCCGCCGGCGGACGTGCCGAGGTGGATGAAGCGCCCGCCGCCCTTCTGCTGTACGCCGATGCGGGCAAAGCCCAGTTCCAGGGCAAGCTGCAGCAGCGTCACGGCATCGCCGCCGGAGATGGCCACGTCCACGGCCTGGCCAGTGCAGTGCTCGCCGGGCTGGGCTTTCTTGGCTTCCACAGGGTGCTTCGGGCAGCGGTAGGCGCTGGACAGGGCCATCGGCTTGCCGAAGCGCTCGCGCAGCTGCTGCAGCTTGTCCATGAAGGCGCGGTCCATCTCGGTACCGTCGCTACCGCAGCGGCCGCATTTGCAGCGCAGCTCGGCGTAGCCGAAGTTCGGCCAGGGGCTGTTCATTAGCGGTTTCCTTTCTCGAAAGTGGTCTGGCAGGGCATGCAGCGGGTAATCCCGCCGAAGGCCTGGCGGGCTGCGGGGATCTCGCCTTCGCAGTCCTGGCAGTGGGTCAGGCTTGGCCCAGCCGAGCGGTGCCGGGCCAACTGGGCAGCGATAGCCTGATCACGCTGTCGCTGTTCCAGGGCCTGGGCACGGTCGAATGGGCACACCATCAGCGCAGGCCCTCGATCTCTTCAGCGGCCAGGTACGGCACGCCGTTGATGCGGATAAAGTCCGGGCTGGTGACGTCGAACGGCACCTTGTGCTTGCTCTTCTCGCCGCCCTTGGGGTCGATGTTGAGCAGGCTGGAAACCTTCAACTTGCAGCCGAAGGCCTCCACGCGCAGTTCCTCATCGCCGGCCTTGGCGAAGAACACCGTGTCGAACGGGTCGAGCTGGCGAAAGCTGCCAGCGCGCTTGGCGGCCTCGATCAGCAGGCTGAAGTTGGCGGTGTCGAACTCCATCTCACCGCTGGCGGAAACATCGCCGTCCACGTGCCCATTGGGCACGCCCTTGTCCTGTGCCACCGCCGTGTTGTCGGTGATGTCCAGGGTGCAGGTCTCGACGTGAACCAGCAGATCGCCCAGGTTCACGTCAAAGTTTTTGCCACCAATACGTGCCATGCGGGCTTACTCCGAGTCGTTGGAAAGGTCGAGGGCGATGTTTGCCGTGAGGTCTTTCGGGCAGTTGTAGGGCTTGAGCTTCAGGTAGGCCTCGACCTTGGTTTTGCTCTGCCACACCAGCACGATGTCGCCGTCTTTCGGCGGCTCGATCTCGCCGGGGAACACCTGGCCGGCGAACTGCACCGAACGCGACATGGCGCGCAGCGGCGCCATCAGCGCACTGGTGGCCGCAGCCATGGCGTTGGGGGTGTTGTTAAGGCGGCGGTCGGCCACCCGCTGGATCAGCAGGATTCGAACTCGGCGCGCGGCCTTGTCGGCCAAGCGCAGGTACTCCACCACCTGGAAGTCGCTGCCTGGCGCGTCCAGCATGTTGCCGTCGCCCCAGAACACGCCGGGGTAGTCCGGGTAGGTCTGCGAAACGCTGAAGCGGGCGGCATCGAGCTCGGCACGAATGGCCGAAGGCAGCGGGATGCCCTCGCTGTCCACTGGCGTATCGCCCAGACCCAGTACAGCGCCGCTGGCCACGCGCATGGGGCTGTCGGCAATGCTCACCGCCGCGTTGGCCAGGCGCCCGGCCAGCACGCCCAGGTCATTGCCATGCAGCTGCGGCACCACCAGCACGCGCGGCGCGGCCAGGTCCTTGACGATGGCGCGCTGCTCGATCAGGTACTGGTTCCAGGTGAGCAGATCAGGGTCGCAGCCGGCTGTTGCGGCCATCACGAACGCGCGGCGTCCGTAGGTGTTGTTCAGCATCACCGCGGCGTCGTGCATGTCGGCGAGCTCGCCGCCGGTGGTCACCGGCGTGGTGATCACCACCGCCTCGACGGAGAAGCCCTGCTGCTGGGAAAGCTCCAGGGCTTCTTCCCAGCTGCCGTCGAGCGCATCGATGGGGGCTGCCAGGCACGCCCAACGGTCGCCGCCGTTCAGGCGCGCCGCTGTGATCTGCGTCTTCAGGTCGCTGTCGCCAACGCCCAGCGCCGCATCCAGATCGCTCTGGGTGTTCAAGGGAATCAGCTCGCCGACGTTCGCCGCCGCAGGGCCGATGAAAAGGAAATAGCGCTCGATCTCGGTCACGGCACCCTGGCCGAGGTTGAGATTGTTGACGCTGACTTTGCCGAGTGCCATGTGCGTGCCTCGTTAGCGGGGTGAGTTAAGGATTTGCGGGAGCAGGTAGGCGATCAGTTCGCTCACCTCCCGCTGGTTGGCCACGCCGAAGAATTCGCGCTTGGGCAGCTCGATCTCCCAACTGGTGGGGCCGGTTTTTTCTTGCTTCAGCTTGCGGATCAGCAGGCCCGCCTGGCTGTACTTGATGTTCTCGGTGATCCACTCGACCGAAGGGCGCAACCAACGCTGGGAACCGCGTTTGGTCTTGCCAGCGCGGATCTTGTAGCCAAGCCGGCGCAGTCTTTTGGCCTGCTCGGCAGTGGCCCAGATGGGATGGACCCGCTTGAAACCACGCATTTGTTCGGCGGTTCGGCGCTGGGTCATGCCGGCGTTGTGAACACCGGCGATCATTGCGGTCTTGCGCTTGCCCCAGCCAAGTTCGGCGGCGTCTTCGGTCAGCCGAACGACGGAGATGCCAGTAGCCAAGCCCGTCAGCATCTTGGGTTTCTGGCCCTTCTTGCGTTTGCGGGCGCGGGGCGGGAAAGCGTTGCCGTTCAGGTCGCGCTGTTCGCGCACACGCTTACGCCACTGGGTGCGGATACGCAGCGATACCCGGTTCATCAGCCGGCGGCGAAGTTGCGGCGGCAGGCTCAGCAGGGCTAGCTGAGCCTCCAGTTCCAGCAGGCCACGCACATCCAGGTTGAAGGGGCTACTGGTTGCCACTGGCCACCTCCCCCTGCTCAGCAATCCACAGATCGAACGGCACAAACGCCCAGCGCTTGCCGAAGGCCTCGATCTCGCCGTCGTCGGCCTCGGCCAGGTACTGCGGTTCGATGAATTCCACGGTCAGCTCGACGTCGGCCAGGTCGTTGTCCAACTGCTCGATGTCGAAGGTTGGCGCCGGTAGGTCGTCGTCGCGATCGGGATCGTGGTTCTCCAGCCAGCTGCCCAGGAGGGCCATCAGCCGGCCGGGGTGGTCGGCGAAGCGTTCCATCACGATCACGGCGCGGTAGCGCATTTCGCCCAGGTGCAAACCGTCCAGGTCTGGTTTCCAGGTCAGGTTCAGGGTGATCTGCTCGGCCCAGCTGTCCAGCTGCTCCGGAGCCACCAAACGGCGCTCAAGCAGAAAGGTGGTCAGCGCACGGAGCTTGTTCACAGCAGCACCGCCGTGATCCGGCTGCGGCCCTGGAGCAGCCGCACGGCCTGTTGGCTGAAGGCCAGGAAGCGCTCTTCCGTGGTGGGCGCTTCCTTGGCGATGTTCTCCGCCGAATCGCGACGGTTCACCGTGGCGAACTGCTGCAGCAGGTAGGCCTTGGCGCGGCAGTACACGGCGCGCTTGTACGTCGCTACGTGAAATGTGCGCTCTTGCAGCACCGTAGGGTCTGCACTTTCCACGCTGGCGACGCCTGCTGCCTGCCATGCTGCCTTGCGCTTGGCGAGATCCTGGTTCACCTCGCCCATGGCGAAGGCGATACCGTCGGCCAGCAACTCCACCAGGTACTCCGCCGGCAGGCGGTAACCGCGCTGGAACTCGGCCACGGAGAGGTCCGGCCAGAAGCCGTCATTCTCGATCGCCTGTTCCACCAGGGTGGTGGGTTTGCCGGAAAAGCTCATTGCTGGCCGCTCAAATAGGGCGGGGTGACTGCCTTCGGTGGAATCGGGCCACAAGTGGTCGAATCACCGGGACAGGCCCCGCTGGGGGTGGGTAGACGGTTACTCGGTGGCGCCTTCGGCCTGCTGCTTGCGCAGCGCCTTGCGGGCACCCTCCAGGCGCGTGTTCACGCCGATTTCGGAATAAAGCTCGGTGGCTCGTTCGAAGTGAGTGATGGCTTTCGCCCAGTCCTTCTCATCCATGGCCAGGATTCCGAGCAGCTTGTGGAACCGGGCCGGGATGCGCTCGAACAGCTCCCACTCGCCATCAACACGCGGCAGCAGGTTGGAGACGTAAGGCTCAGGGCTGCGCCCGGCCTTATGCTCGGCCTCGGCCCACTCGATCAGCTCGTCAGCAACGAAGGTCTGCACGTCACGCTTGAAGCGCTCCGGCAGCTGCTGGCCCTGCTCGATGGCGAAGTCCGCCAACTCAAGGCCCGCTTCGAACTGCGCCGTATCGAACAGCCACACCAGCACCTGCATCACCACAGCGTTGGGGTAATTCAGGCCGCTGTCGCGGTAGCGCTGCACGTACTCCAGGTACTTGGGCAGCAGCTCGTCCCGCTTCAATTGCTGGCGAAGCTCGCGGCTGTTGATCGCGCTGATGCGTTCCAGGTCGCCGGCCATGGCGGCTTCCATCAGCTTGAGGTGCTTGGCGGCGTTGGCCGGGCTGGCCAGAGCGGTGGTGGAGGTGTAAGCCCCCACCCGCGCCGCGACCGTGGCCGAGCCTTCGCCTTGCGCCAGCATGCGGCGCTTGTGGGCGAGGGCGATGCTCATCAGATCAGCTCCAGGTTCGCGGCTTCGATAGCAGCGAACTTGCCCAGCTGCTCGATCACGTAACCCTCGTTGCGCCCGTTGTAATCCTCAACGCGGGAACGCTTGGGGTTCTCGATCAGGTGGCGGCGCCAGCTGCTGTCCTGGAAATACAGCGACAGGTTGTCCCAGCTGGTGACCACCACGCCGGTGGCGGGGAAGAACGGCACGATGAAAGACGGTAGGCCGCCGTAGGTGGCGATCACCTGCTGGCCTTCGATGCGCTCTTTCTCGGTCGGAGTGCCGGCCTGGTTGGCGTACAGCTTGCCCTTGTCGGCTGCCAGCAGGTCACTGCCGACGATGGCAATCAGGTCGCCGGCATCGCGGAATACCGGGTCGATCATCTGCTTGACGTCGTGCACCAGGGCATCGAGGTTGGCGTAGTCGCCGCCGGCGCCCAGGGTAATCTTGCCGGCCACTGCACCTTCGCTCAGCACCTGCTCAGGGATCTGCTCGCGTGCCAGCTGCATCCAGCCTTTGTTCACGTCCTGCAGCAGCGGGTTGGCGGCGATATCGGTCGAAGTGGCAGCGGAGGTGCCATTCCAGCCGACCATGATGCGGTCCAGTGCGATCTGACGCTGCACGGCGGCGGCGTAGCGCTCGGCGAAGTCGGGGAACTTGGCCCAGCTGTCGATGGTGGCGAACGGCAGGCCCACGTCGGATTCTGTGTGGAACAGCTCGTAGCCGATGCCGTCCAGGTCGACCATGTCCTTCGCTACGCGGTCGGTGGTCTTGGTGTTGGTGCGGCTGGCAATCGGGCCGGAGACGCCGATCATCACCTTTTGGCCTTTCAGTTCACTGACCGGCACCACGTTGATACGGCTGAGAAAGTCCGATTTCTCGGTGATCTTGTCGTTCAGCTCCTGGGCGATGCTCGGCTCGACGGCGAACATGCGGGCGGCATCGTCCACACCGTAGGCGTCGGCAATGGCAGCCTGCAGGGCGAAGTACTGCGTTTGGGCATGTAGAGAAAGGGCGCGGCTCATATCAGAGCACCTTCTTCTTGGCCGGGGTAACAGCACCGGCGGTGCGGGGTACCTGGCGTGTTTGAACGGTGCTCAGCAGGGTGCTGAACTGCTTTTCGATGCCCGCCAGGCGAGCTTCCAGGCCTTTGTTGGCCTTCTTCTTCCGGCTGAACTGGCGTTCTTCCTCGGCCTGCTCGACGATTTCGGCGACGGCGCCTTCGACGGTCTCGACCTGTTCTTCGGTTTCGGTCTCGTCGACTTCCTCGGCAACTGGCTCGATCACTGCCTGAATGCCTGCGGCAACAATCAGCAGCTGCTCGAGCAAGGCCTTCAACGCTTTCGCGGTGGCTTCATCCATTGGTGGGGTGCTCTCGGTTGGGGTTTGCGGGGGAGTGGCGGGCGCCTCGAGGGCGAAACGCTTGAAAAAGGCGGTCAGCGCGGTGATCAGCCCCTTGGAATCGGTACTGTCGTGCTCGTCGTCGCGCAGCGGGCCCATCTCGACGGAGGCCGCGTAATAGGTGGCTTTGCTGGTTCGCTTGGAGAAGTACAGTTCCTGGGTGCCCAGGCTCGCGGGCTCGTCCGTGACGGCCAGGCCGGTCAGGTATGCCTTGCCGGTGTTGGCGAAGTTCGGCCAGATCTCGATGCTGGTGAACAGCTTTTCGCCGCGGTCGTTGAGCCACAGCAGCTTGTCGTTGGGCTTGAGCTGGGCTTCCAGGGCGACCTGGCCTTCCTCCAGCTCCGGGTCATCCTCGACCAGGCGCACCGCGAAAACGGTGCCGTGCGAGCCCGACCAGCGTTCATGCTCGGCCCAGATCACGGCGGTGTAGCGCGACGGCTTGTAGGTCTCAGCGATGTCGCGCAGCTCTTGCGGCGTGATCTCGCGGCCATCGACGGTAGGGCCGCTGACGGCAACGCGTTTCCAGTACGAAACAAGGGAGCGGGGCATGGTGAGAAAGGCGCTCATCGGTGGTCAGAGGCCCCCACCTTATGCAGCGTCAAATAGCCGAACAATCAATGCTGCTGAGCTACATTCCTAACGCTCGAAATTAGGAATATTCCGGATTTTATCTACGTGTTGGCTGCGTTTTCGCCTCATAGAGTGCGACGCATGCCATACGCCATTGAAGTGAAAGAAGCCGCAAAACGCCTGTACCTTCGCCGTGCAAAACCGAAGGAAATCCAGGCGCAGCTCGGCCTGCCCAACGTCCGGATCGTCTACTACTGGATCGCCCGTGGCGGCTGGGACGAGATGCTGACCGACGAGGAGCCGCTGACTGCCATCAGCCGGCGCATCACCCTGTTGCTGGAGAAACCCGAGGTACTGACCAAAGGGGAATTGGACGAGCTCGACCGCCTGACCGGGATCCGCGAGCGCCTGCAGAAGCAAGCGGCCAGACCGGCCCCGCCGACCGCCATCCAGGCGCCGGCCGAGTACCAGGAGCACGACCAGGACAAGCCACGCGGCCAGCGCCGCGATCGAGGCGATAGGGGCAGCAAGCGCAAAGAGAAGAAGCTGAAGAACGACATCAGCGTGCTGACCGAGCTGGACTTCCTGGAGAAGTTCACCAGCCAGATGTTCGGCTACCAGCAGGAGCTGTTCGCCGCCAAGCAGAACCCGCTGGCATGCCGCATACGGAATATCCTCAAGAGCCGGCAGATCGGCCTGACCTACTACTTCGCCGCCGAAGCCTTTATGGACGCCGTGCTGACCGGCGACAACCAGCTATTTCTGTCGGCCAGCCGAGCTCAGTCCGAGGTATTCCGCAGCTACATCGTGGCGTTCGCCAGCAAGTGGTTCGATATCGACCTGACCGGCAACCCCATCGTGCTGAGCAAGGATGGCAAGCCGTGGGCCGAGCTGCGCTTCCTGTCAACGAACAGCAACACCGCCCAGAGCTATCACGGCCACCTCTACGTCGATGAATATTTCTGGATCCCGCGCTTCGACAAGATCCAGGGCGTGGCCAGCGGCATGGCCGCTCACGCGAAATGGCGGCAGACCTACTTTTCAACGCCCAGCGCCGTCACGCACGAGGCCTACCCGTTCTGGACGGGTGAGACGTTCCGCAACAGCAAACGCGGCAAAAAGGCGGGGACATGGCCCAGCGAAGCGCAGATCCACGCCGGCGCGCTGTGCCCGGATGGGCAATGGCGCAAGGTCATCACCATCGAAGATGCGATCGCCGGCGGCTGCAACCTGTTCGACATCGACCGACTGCGCCTGGAGAACGACGAGGAGCGCTTCGAACAGCTGTTCATGTGCAAATTCATCGACAGCACCCAGTCGGCCTTCGCCTTGGCCGACCTCGAGCGTTGCTACTCCGACCTCGGGCTGTGGACCGACTACGACCCGGACGATGATCGCCCCTTCGGCAACAACCCCGTCTGGCTCGGCTACGACCCCAGCCGCACACGCGACGACGCCACCTGCGTTGTCGTGGCACCGCCCCTGGAGCAGGGCGGCAAGTTCCGCATCCTGGAAAAGCACAGCTGGCGAGGCACGTCATTCACCCACCAGGCGGCGCAGGTCAGGAAGCTCACCGAGCGCTTCAACGTCCAGCACATCGGTATCGACATCACCGGCGTCGGCTACGGCGTGTTCGACCTGGTCCGCGACTTCTACCCGCGCGCCACGCCGATTCACTACAGCCTCGAGGCGAAGAACGCCCTGGTGCTCAAGGCGCAGGACACCATCACCGGCAGCCGGATCGAGTGGGACGCCGGCTGGAGCGACATCGCCGCCGCCTTCCTGACCATCAAGCGCGGCACCACCAACAGCGGCCAGATCACCTACAGCGCATCGCGCACCGATGCCACCGGTCACGCCGATATCGCCTGGGCAATCATGCATGCCCTGGCCCACGAACCTCTCAACACCAACAAGCGGCGGCGCAGCCGCTATGCAATGCAGGGAACCCATGGCCAAGCGACGACCAGCAAAGCGGCAACAGCAGGAACGACAGCCCACGCGGGCCTTCACGTTCGGAGCACCCGAAGCGGTGCTCAGCGACAATATCGGGCAGTACCTGGGCGTGTTCGCCAGCGACGACGGTCGGCTGTACAAGCCGCCTGTCTCCCGCGTCGGCCTGGCCAAGCTGTTGCGCGCCAATGCGCACCACGGGGCCATTCCCAAGTTCAAACGCAACATGCTGCTGCGTGAGTTCATCCCGTCTGCAGGCTGCAGCACGCGCACCATGGGCCGGGCCGGGCTCGACTTCATGGTGTTCGGTGAGGCGTACTTTCTCAGGCAGAGCAACCTGCTGGGGCAGGTGCTCGAGCTGGACCACCTACCGGCCATCAATATGCGGATCAAGGTCGACGGCGGCTACGTGATGCTCCAGCCCAACGGGCAGGAAATCGAGTTCGACCAGGACGAGATCGAGCACGTCATGGATTACGACGTCGAGCAGGACATCTACGGTGTGCCCGACTACCTGGGCGGCATGCAGGCGCTGCTGCTTAACGAGGCCGCAACCCTGTTCCGCCGGCGCTACTACAGCAACGGCGCGCACGCCGGATACATCTTCTACACCAACGACCCCGACCTGACCGAAGAGGATGAAAGCGAGCTACGCGCCCAGATCAGCGCAAGCAAGGGCGTGGGCAATTTCCGCTCGATGTTCGTCAACATCCCCGGCGGCACCGAGAAGGCCATCCAGATCATTCCGGTGGGCGACTTCCAGGCCAAGGACGAGCTGGAAAAGGTGAAGAACATCACCCGCAACGACGTGATTGCCGCCTGGCGGATGAATCCGGCCCTGGCCGGCATCATCCCGGAGAACAGCGCGGGCTTCGGCGATATCGAGAAGATCGATCGCGTCTACACCGCCAACGAGATCCGTCCGATCTGCCAGTTGTTTGACCAGGTCAACGACCTGCTGCGAGCGGATCGGCGTATCGAATGGCGAGAGCCGCCTGCAGTCGCGGTGTGAGGCTGTGGGCGATGCATTGGTTCAATCAGGCGAAGAGCCATGATTTAGTGTTTTGACGCCAGCAAAACACTACGTCTTGTAGGGAAACTGGCAGAATAGGTTCCTGATAAGGATCCCTGGGGAGGGGCTATGCGGGTCTATTGCAAGGAGTGTGGCGGCAAGGGCCGAATTGCGTCACGTGATGAGCTTTCCCGCGAGTTCGCTCGGCTTTACTGCCAGTGCCTCTCGCCCGCGTGTGGCCACAGCTGGGTGGCCAATCTCACCTTTTCCCACACCCTCAGCCCCTCGGCTCAAGCGGTCGATCGGCTGCTGTTCGACCGCTTGCGAGATCTGTCGCGCTCCCAGCAGCGGGAACTGTTTGATCAACTTGGCGCGTTGCCGTCGATCAGCTGAACCTTCGCGGCGGTATCCAGCTGCCGTAACTGCCCCATTCCCATCTCGAACAGGCCCGCCCTGGCCCGGTCGGAGAAATGCACTCCGGCCGCAATAATTTCGATGTATAGCGCATTTGAGTTACGGCTGTCCTCGAAACTTTGGCGCAGAGGGCATGCTGTATCAGTTGTGCTGCACATATAAAAAAACTCCGTCCTGTTATTGATGTCGGGGCGGACTTTACTGATATCAAATTCATGGCGTCAAGCACTTTGTCATTCCCTCAGTTGGGAACTGAAACGGTATAAAAACACTATATCGAAAATCCGGTGTGTGTCATTTCCCAAGCTCGGAAACGAGCGCCACGCCTGGCTTCCGCATCATTTTTGTAATCTTGATAATGAATTAAATTGCAATGCCTTTAGTGGAGGGCAGGATCGGTGAGGGGTGTAGGCAGGCCGTCACCGAAGTACAAAAGAACAAAGGTACGTAAGTACATAAGTACATTTGACGCTTTAACGCTTTGTACATTGCGTTAAAACAAGTTTGATGCGGGCGGAATTGCAGTGCTAAAACTTCGATATAACGAAGGGCTTCAGGGTAGGCCTAATGCGCTGCGTTGCTTGAAACGAAAAAAGGGGCCGAAGCCCCTTTTTTTAGCCGCTGAATTTCACTCTGATTCAGCTATCCCGCTTCACCCTGCGGATCCGGTTCGGGTACAGAGAAGGTCGAAACACCGTTGCTTTCCTCCTCCAGCTCGACCAGGTCGGGGTTGTAACCCAGCTTTTCGGCCACTCGTTCGGCAGCGCGGTGCGCGCTCTCGGCACAGCTGGCGGTGACATTCTGCCCCTTGGCCCGGGCGACGTAGGTGCCAGTCGTAAAGCGAACATTGATGATCACTTCGCACCCTCCAGTTCATCGAGCCGGGCTGTGAGGATCCGCACCAGGTTCTTCTGGTGATCCAGTTCAACCTCGACGGCGATCGAGCGTTCCAGGCGGTGAATGATCTCGCTATTCATGCTGCGGCGGTTGCTGGCTGCGACGTCGAAGATGCGGCCACGCAAGCCGTCGGGCAGGCGGACCACGAACTTGTCGGCGGTGCGGGAGTTAGACATGGGTCACCTCCTTGCGCCGCTTCGAAACGCTGGGCAGCGCTGCATAGCAGGCTTTGCAGGTGTTGCGCAGGCCATCGGGCCGGCGCTTGTCCGAGTAGAAAAATTCACGTTCTGCAGGCAGATCCTCGAGGCAGCTCGAGCATTGCTTCTCGACTTGAGTGTCGGTCATGGGAATCTCCATCAGATCAAAGTGAGAGAAGGGCGGCGCGTAGCGCGGGGCTTGGCCAGCAGGTCGGTGATCAGCGCGGCGTCGGCCGCGGTCAGCTCGCCCAGTCGGCAGGCCATGTCCGCCACGCTCTCCAGGCGGATGCGGGCGGCTTGGGTTTTCTGCACCTGGTAACTCACCAGGGCCTCGCCGACGATGGACGTGGCGGTGGCCACCAGGTGTCGGGGTGCTGTGGTAGCCTTTGCTGCGCTACCGCTTGGGTGTTGTGCTTGCATGGTGTTGCTCCTTTGCTGGTGGTCGGTGTCGGGGAGTTGCACCTCCTCGACACCCTTCTTTCAGCCATGCCCTACAGCAGGCTGGCCGTGAATACCGGGTGCATCTCGCGCCGCACTTCGAATATCCCCAACTCCTTTCCGTCCAGGTCCTGCAGGTGAACCCGCGTCACCAGTGCCGGCAGTTCGGTGGGGTAGTGGTCGCGCCAGTGGCAGCTCGCCGCCAGCTCGGCCAAGCCTTCGGCGGTCATAAAGTCGGCGGCGGAACTCGGCAGATCGAGGTGGCCGGCCACGCCGTCGGCGCAGTAGGTAAGTCGCATAGCGCTTATTCCTCGCCCGCTTTCTTGGCCCAACTCAGCAGCTCATAGGGCTCGACAATCGCGCGCCGCTCGACGGAACAGCCGCCCTCGTCGTCAAAGGTGAGTACCAGGCCGCGGAGTGCGAACCGCTCGGGGAAATTCTTCTCACCCATCTCGATGGCGCGATTGCAGGCAGCGGTGTAGGCAGTATTCAGATAGGCCACCTGTTCGTCGAAAGACCGCTTGGCATCTTCCAGTCGCTGCTCTGCGTCGATGACCTCTTCGTGCGAGCGCTCGAGGATGTGCATGGCATCCAGCAGCTTGTTCATCGGCTTGGCGGGGGGAGTTTGCTTGGTCATGGTGTTTCTCCTTCAGTTGCTCGGGTTGGTGTGAAAGGTGGCCAGCAGGCCGACCAGTACCTGGAACACCTCGGGGCCTAGGTCGGCGGCTGTCAGTTGGCCCACGTGCAGGCCGACCTCGGCCTGTAGCCAATGGGCTTTCCTCGGGTTGGCCAGGCAGGCCATGGCCAACAGCAGGGCACGGCAAGGGCGGTCCAGGTCCTGCAGACGCTTGAGCAGCAGGGCCAGGCCAACGCCGGCCAGGCACATCTCGCCGGGGGCGTCGTCGGTCGGCAGCTCCACCAGCTCGGCGGCGCGTTGCCACCACTGCGGAAAGTCCAGGGCCTGGGCGGTATCCAGCGCACTGCGCTGGGGGGCTTGGGTTGCGGCGTTCATCGGGGCATCTCCTTGCGTTGCTGGTTGAGGCGGGCGCGCATGTCCTCGCGGTAGTCGGCGTTGTTGAGCTGCTGCAGCCATTCCACGATCTGCTGCCGACTCCAGGTGCTCAGCAGCTCCTGGGCCAGGCGGTCGCGGCGGTAGGCTTCTTCGGGGGAAAGGTCGGTGGCGGTCATGGCGTAAAAACCGTACGCACCTGTGTATGGGGTGCCGCACCCCCGGAACATCCGGAACAGGCCTCTAGCGAACCTGCCTGCACGCCAGTAAATACGCGGGCTGCAGGGTGGTTCGTGGTGTTCCGGCACTGCCGGAACATGCCGGAACAGGTTTTTTCGGCGAATCGCTGGAGGCCGCGCGGAGCAAGGGCTACAGCCTGTTCCGGTGAAAAGGGCTTGCCGGAACATTTCCGGAACATGGCGGAACAGGTTGTTCCGGCGTGTTCCACCATGTTCCGGTACTGCCGGAACAGATTTTTCTTGTTAACTCCTTGTTTTATAAGAGTTTCTTTTTCAAAAATTTCAATGTTCCGGATGTTCCGGACTGGCTGGGGCCATACACACCGGGAGCAAATCCCCCCTATACGCGCACACACGCCCGCCAGACGCATACGACTCAGCATGCCCAGTTCCCCCGAGCAAACACCCAGCATTGGAGGGATCGCTTCTCGATCACCGAGCGCACCTTGCGGTTCTCCAGGAAGCGGTAGGTGGTGCTGAGCGGCAGGGCGCGCATCAGCTGTACGGCGGGAATTACCTCTTGCCCGGCGAGGCGGCAGGCGTTGTGGAAGTGCTCGATGTTGACTGCGATCAGCCCTTTGTCGCCGCTGTGGTTCAGCGTCTCCTGGATGATCTCGCGTGGCTCCTCGCCGGACTTGTGCTCCACCACCACCCGCTCGTTCAGGTAGTGGAAGATCTGCCAGAAGCGTGAGGCGATGGTGTCCTCTTTGCTGACGCGCTGTTGGCGGTCCACGGCCCGGGCTTCAATGTGCTTGAGCAGCCGGTCCAGGGTGCGATCGCTCCAGTCGGGAAAGAACGCCTGGGTGGCATGGGCAGCGGCCATCAGTTGGGCATGGCAGAGCACGATGCGCTGGTGGCGGATGGCGCTGTTTTCCTGCAGGCGCTTCTCGTAGATGGGGAAGGCCTCGAAGTAGCGCTGCAGCCAAGCTGCTTCGTTCTCCAGGCAGTGGCGCAGGTAGCCGGCCAGCTCCTCGTCGGGCATGTCCTTCAGCTTTAGCGAGAGGGCCTTCAGCTCGAAGGTGTGGTGCGCCTTGGTGGCGTGCATGTGCGCAATCCGGGTCATGATCGACTCATCACCCTCGACGCTGGCGTTCTGGCTGATGCACAGCGCCCCGCGGAAGATCAGGCTGTCGGTGTCATTGCTGGACGACTTCACGCCCACCGTGCGCAGCGTGGCGTTGTGGTCGAATAGCGGCTTCACCTTCTCCCAGTTGTACTGGGTCACCACCACGCGACCTTGAGCGTCGATCGACTTCGTGTCCGATTCGATCAGCACGACCGGCAAGTTGCTCACTTGGGAGAAGGCGCGGATCAGGCCGACGCTGGTGGAGCCTTCGCTGTTGGGCTTCACGCCTTCTTGGTTGGGCCTGCCCAGCAAACGCCACAGGAAGCGGAGCAGGAATGACTTGCCAGCACCGGCCTCGCCGGTCAGCTCGAAGAACATCCAGCTGGCCTGGCGCTGGCGGATCTGCTGAGCGAAAAGAGTCCCGGTCCACCACGCCAAAGAGGCAAGCCCATTCAAATGGGTCACTGCCAAAAAGTCAGTAAACCAGTCCGGTTTGAAGTCCTGCCCATGCACCACGCGAAAGCTGTTCAGCGAGGTTTTCAGGCCGCCGCGGCCGATGTCCAGGAAGCCATTCTTGTTGGCGAGGTACTCCCGGCCTTTCTGATAGCCGAACTGCTGAAACACATAGATGCCCGTCTCCTCGTCGTAGCCGACGAAGGGCAGGGTGCGCACCGTCATGGCGTTATCCAGCCAGCGGCTGCGCAGCATGGCCAGCACGCGCTCGCCGCCTTGGAAGTCGCCGCCCGGTGTGCGCTCGAGCATCGCCTTGGCGAAGCTGCGGGGCTCGCCCACGGCACTGGGGGCCAGGGGCACCTTGCAGTCCTGCTGGGCGTTGGGGAAACGGAATTGGAAGAAGTACTGCTGATCACCGGTAATGGCGTCGCGCTGGATGTACTCGAACTCCGGCACGCAATTGGCCACCTGGGTAACGGTGGTGTGTTTGGTGAAGTCCGGGTAGTGCCCATCTACCTCGTCGCCGTCCAGGTCCTTCTGCAGCTCGCCGACGTTCACCCGTGCCGAGTACAGGCGATTGCTGTAGTCCAGCATGAAGAAGCTGCGCTTGCCTTTCATGTAGAGCAGGTAGGCCACTTTCATCGGTGACTTGGCGGTGAACAGCCGGCCGCGGTAGCAGGCCTCCTCAAGGAAAGCGGCGTCCAGATCGCCGTCGCGGTAGATATCGTCCCAGTCGCGCTCACCGGCGAGGGCCACCCAGCCAATCTCGTTCAGCTCGCGCAGCTGCTTGAGGTACTTGGGGATGTACTTGCGCCCGGCCGGGTCATCGTCCAGGCCAATGCACCAGGTGATCAGCTTGCTGCGGTTCTCCTCGACGATGTCCCAGGGGAAGTTCACACAGCTGATCGAGGCGATGACCTTGTAGCCGGCCAGGTGCAGTGCGAGGGCGTGGAAGATGCCCTCGACGATGTACACCCGGTCGCCCTTGTTGATGACTTGGCCCGGCGGCATCCAGCCCCGGCCCTTGTAGTTCATGCCGTACTTGATGCCGGCCTTGTCGCCTTCGTTACGCGCCACCGCGGTGGCATCGATGACCCGTTCCCAGTAGCCGTCGCACAGAGGGAAACGCACCGTGTCCGCCCAGCTCTCGTCTTTCAGCTTGCGCCGGGCCTGGGTGTACCAGCCCTTCAGTTTGCTGGTATCGAAGCCGCGGTTGCGCTGCAGGTAAGCATCGGCAGTGGCGTTGGGGTTGGCCTCAGTCTTCGGGAAGCGTTCGCTCAGGTTCTCGAACAGGTGGGCGTAGCGCTCGCGTGTCTTCTGCTCGAACTGGCACTCATTGTCGCGGTTGCACTTGAGCTGGAAGGGCTTCTTCCGGCTGATGAACAGCTTGCGTTTACCACAGCTCGGGCACAGGCCCTTCTGCAGATAGGCATCGGTGATGGACTCGAAGTCCAGCTCCCGGTCGTTCTCCAGGGCGTGAACCACATCCCGATGATAGATCTCCTCGAACTTCATGGACCGACCCTTCAGCGCTGGGCTGAACGATTGGACTCGTTCGCCTGGCGCACGCGCTCGGCCTGCTCGGCGGCTTCCAGGGCCATGTGCACCATGTTGATCAGCACCGCCGACTTCGAACCCTCCTCCTTCGGCCGGATGACATAACGACCCATCTCGATCTCGCGGCGGATAGCGCTATCGGACTGTCCAGAACGGCGGGCGTACTCCCCCACGGTCACATATGGCGTGTCGATGGCAATCTGCATTCTGATAACCTCTCTCGGTTTATTTAGGCTTACTGGGGACGAATGTTCCAAGCTTGGAACCCGATAATCGTTCCAAGCTTGGAACCTGTCAAGAGGAGAGGGACGTGGATTTGCCTGAAAAGATGAAGGCGATACGTGGAAGGGAAGGGCTGACTCAGGGAGATTTTTGTCAGCTTGTGGAAATCCCCTTGAGCAGTTGGAAGAAGTACGAAGCGTCGATCACCGACATGGGGTTGATGCCCTTTCTCAAGGTTTCAAACCATCCGCGATTCAAGAAGTACGCCCTCTGGCTGGTGACCGGTGATACAGCCCCCGAATGCGGCCAAATCAGCCCTCTGTAGCCATGTCGATCAAGAAACTGGACACCGGGGAATGGCTGGTCGACTGCCGCCCCGAGGGGCGCGCCGGTCCGCGGATCCGCCGAAGGGTGAAGTCGAAAAACGAAGCCATGCACCTGGAGCGCCGCATCATGGGCGACGGCTCCAGGGGCGAATTCGAGAAGGCGCCGAAGCTGGACGAACGCAGGCTGAGCAAGCTGGTCGACCTCTGGTACACGCTGCACGGCCAGAACCTGAAAACCGGCGAGCAGCGCCTGGCTCTGCTGCTGGCGATGGCCGAGCGCATGGGCGACCCGAAGGCCCACAAGTTCACCGCCAACCCACTTTGCCACCTACCGTGCCGAGCGAGCCGCCGGTAAGCACACCAGGGCAAAGCCAGGGCGCGGCCGTGGCAAGGCGGACGAAAAGCCCAAGCCCATCAGCGCGAACATGCTCAATCACGAACTGGCCTACCTGCGAGCGGTGTTCAACGAGCTCGAGCGCCTGGGCGAGTGGAAAGGGGAGAACCCCCTGGCCAAGGTCCGGGCGCTGAAGTTCGATGAAGCGGAGATGGCCTATCTGACGACCGAGCAGATCCCCGAGCTGCTGGCCGGCCTGGGCGATGAGACGGCGCACGTGCGGCTGATCAGCGAGGTATGCCTGGCCACCGGTGCCCGCTGGGGCGAGGCGGAGAGCCTGCAGCCCCGCCAGGTGCGCAACGGGCTGATCCACTACAGCAAAACCAAGTCCAGCAAGAACCGCTCGGTCCCGATCACCGAGACGCTGCAAAAGCGCCTGACCGCTGCCCTGCCTTTCAAACCCAGCTATTCAAAATTCCGCGATGTGGTCGAGGCAATCGGCCTCGAGCTCCCCGAAGGCCAGCTCACCCATGTCCTGCGCCACACCTTCGCCAGCCACTACATGATGAACGGCGGCGACATCCTCACCCTACAACGCGTCCTCGGCCACGCCACCCTGGCCATGACCCAGAAATACGCCCACTTCAGCCCGGGGCATTTAGCTGATGTGGTGAGACTGAATCCGTTGGCGGGGTTAAAGCCTAGTGAGTAAGCAGGCCGATGAGTACGTTGTTGGAATCAGCAACATTCAAGAAAAACTCGCTAAGTTCTCACATGGTTCGGTTTTGAATAGAGCGCTACAGCATCTAGATCATAAAACTGAAGACGCTGCACGTGATGCTTTCGCAATGCCATGGATAACAATGCTTCTTTTGAAGCTGTCTATGCTTGGGGCGAGCGGCTCGAAAGAAATGAATGTGGGGCAGTTTTCAGCTATAGCTAATCAGCTATACAACTTGCAGGCTGCGGCTGCGGAATTGGGAAGCGGTAAATTCGAGCTAAAAGTGCGAGCCATGGTGCAGCAGCAGATTTTTTATCAGAGAGACTACGTTTCAGAGCTAAGAGAGTTGATGTTGCAGAAATCAATTTTCGATAGGTCGGATAATTACTATTGTAATGTCTTTCAAGAAGAGTTTGGTTTGACTCTGGATTCCTTTTACAAAATTACAAGTTTCGTTTTGGTTCGCCTAGAGGCTCAGTCTAAGGGCGTGGTTAGAATGCCAATTTCTGAGCTTGTACATTTCTTATGTCCTAGTGTGCCTCCGAGGCATTTGCTGGCCTACATCAGGCTCGTTAGTTGTGAGGCCGAAGACTTGCCTAGCTATATGAACGAGTACAGGCTAGAGGACATATACGTTAGCGAATACTTTCAGGAGACACCCTTCAAGTACGTGCCGTTCATATTGAATGGTGCGGATATGGTTGCGCTTAACTGCCGGTTTTGTGTGACTGCGATCTGCAATCTGGTCCCAGAGTTGATGAAAAGGGAAAGGCCTGCATTTAAAGATCAGTTTGGCGTAGATATGGAAAAAAGAGTTGGAGAGATTATAGGTCTTCTTGCTGCGGATGAGTTGGTTTTCGAGAGTGAGCTTGTAGTCCTACTCAAAAAGGAAGGGTACACAGGTAAGGTCGTCGACTTCCTTGTTCGAGAAGGCAACGACATTACTCTGATTGAAAGTAAGGCTATAGAGCCATCTGATTTGCTTAAATGCTCTACAGATCCAGATACTGTTGAGCGTATTTTAACGCCTAGTTATATCAAGGCGGTTCATCAGGTGCAATCGGTAGCGGCAGCGTTGAAGAGGTGTAAACGCTTTTCAAACTGTACATTTAGGGGGTTGGTAGTCACGTTCAAGGATCATTATTTTTTTGGTGGGGAAGTTCTAGATAGTATAGTTGATGGGAAAATCAGCGCCGAAATAATGAAGAGCCATGGCGCTATGCCTGTTCCTCTCAGTCGAATCAGTTATATACCGCTTCAATCGTTCACTTCTCTTATTCACTGTTTGAAACAGGCGAAACAGAATCTGGCTTCGTTCCTAGATGCAGCATGCGATGGGCAAGCCGACCCAGGTGGTGCGCGCTTTACCTTGGCCCATGTTGTCGATGAGCAGTTCAAGGGTATGCCAATGGCTTGGGCTGCAGGAATAGATGGGGTTGCCGCTGACCATCTTGAGGCTATGCAATCCATGCTCCGGCATAACCTCAGCCATTGGCGAGGAAACGCCCAACGCTTGATAGAAATGCACGCATCATTGCTCCGATCACTGCGGCCTGAGTATGAGGCGTTGAGGTAA